GACTACATACGCGATCCCGTGACAGCAGCTCTGGAGTATGAGGGCATACGCTCTAGTAAGCACGGCTCCTTCTTCCAGAAGGAGTATATAGAGGAGGCAGTTAAGGGTCTCTCTTGTCTGGATGCACGTTCTATACCACTGGATATAGCCAATGGGGATGATACACGCTATTACGTATCACTGCAGATAACTAGGCTAGAGAGACTCAGTGAGGGCCGCTCCTATCTACACGTAGACTACGGACTCAAGAAGGATAGTGCCGCTATTGCCTTCGTAAGGAGCACTAAGCTAGAGGATGGTAGATGGGGCGTCATAGTAGATGGTCTACTAGTGTGGAAGCCCTATAGTGATAGAGATGGTAGAGGGAGGGGCATACAGCGTATAGTCTCCTACCTAGATATAGAGGAGAAGTTAGTGCAGATATGTCAGGCCCGCAATATTAATCTCTGCTCATTTGACTCATACCAATCTCAGTCCACTATACAGCGACTACACGCTCACGGCATACGCTCTACTGAGATGAGTACCACTAATACAGCGCAGCTGAGTTACTATAACCTAACGCGACAACTACTCAATGAGGGGCGACTGATACTACCTCGCGATAGTATCTGGACGCATAGTCTGATGGCCGAGATGGGCGGTATATTACAACTGGCTAGTGGTAAGATAACTCACAACGAGCGGGCCAGTGGTAAGGACATAATAGATGCTGTAGTCAACGCTGTATTCAACTGCGTTAAGGAGGACAGTACTCTCATGGGATTCAGTATGAGTTCTAGTGGCATCAAGAGTATCAGTAGCAAGACACTCAAGAAGAATAGAGAACTAACTACAGCTCGCGGTAAGGGGTTACTACTAGCAGCGCGTAAGCGGCGGCCCTCAATCTAATACGAATGTCATGTCCACAATAGATAAGCTCACTTCATCCATGATGTATTAAAAGCTGTCCCCAGGCGCGCTATAACCATAATGAAATTATCTCCAGTTGTATTTGAGTTCCAGGAATTATTCAGCTCGTGGCGATACTACCTGTATATCACGCCGCCGCGTTCTCTCCGTGGGGTCACGCCTGGCACCAGTCAGAGAATACATCTCCAGTCGACTATACCCCTACGTTTATTGCTGGCCCCCTGCGAGCCAGAGTATATACCACTGGCCTATCCCCAGTACAGCACGCCGCGAGCCAGCGAGGCATTCAGACTAGAGAATGCGTATAAGATAGAGATCTGGAGATGGAGGCAACAATCTAAGGTACCAGGGCGCGTAGTCCAGGATTATCAGGAGTCATTAGTAGACACACGATACTGGTGGATAGGTATGTCTACCAGTCGCGAGCGTATAGAGGTAACACCAGTAAACAATATAATTAGTTTATTCGATTACCCCGATATACTAGCAGGCATCGTTGTTAAAGATACACTGGGTGCTAGTGTAGATTACACCGTCAAGGACCAGAGCACTAGCCGAGCAGAGCGCTTCAAGGCAGAGATACAATTACCTAATAATGATCCCGTAGTAGTAGAATACGATACACCGGTAGTGCCGGTAGAGGTCTCCTATACAGATAATATAGAGGTCAATGGACAGTGGAATCGGATCTACTAAAACAAATAGAGGCGGCGGGTAAATACCCATCGGCTGGTGTTGGTTCACTAGAGGGCTCCTCTAGTCGATTCGGCGTGTCATCTCTCAGTGAGACTCAGCGTTTTCTAAGAGATGCGCGCCCGAATAGTCTAGAGGCGGCCTTGTTCTCACACAATAGGTTCCACTCAGATTTTACCCTAGAGTTATTACACGATACTTTTAATAAAGAGAGCTTCAGAGCAATAGGCCAAGAAAGGCAAGATGAATTCTATCAGAGTATGAAGCCATATATAAAAATGGCAGAGGGTATATTTACTAATGAGATGGATCTATACGATGAAGTAGGTGGTACCGTCGTAGTCGACATGACTATATCTAAGAGAGAGTCACAGGCATTAGAGGCAGCATCTAATAATCTAAATGTCATACCCTATATTGCTAATAAGGGCCAGGGTACTACGCTGATGCACTCTAAGCTCGAGTTGATCACCAGAGAGGACGGTACTGATGTAGGTAGAGTACACACGGCTCCTTATATAACCGAGTACGGAACTAATGCCCTCGAGGTAGGAGCGGTAGTATCAGGCATCGCAGGGGCCGGCGCTATAATATCAGGCAGGGCCCCACGACTAGGTATAGTAGGGGCTATAGCCGCTCCTCTACTCATGGGCGCTGGCGTAATGCTAAGGAATACTAATAGTAGTCTTCTTGACATAGGCTTTAAGTCTGATAAAAAGGATGTATTCTATGAAACCAGTAACCCTAAGTTTGTTACTGAACTCCGCACTTATATGCGTTCTCTAGCAGAGGGCAGGGAGCTAGATACTTCTCGCAATAGATTCATCTTAGGTGAATCAGAGGCTATATTAGCCATGACCCGCGACGCACAGAGGGCTAATGGCATAGTGCTGAGCCCAGCAAGCTGGAGCCTAGCTCAAGCAAGAGATGATGATGGAAATATCATCAGTCGAGATAATAATTTAGATAGGACTCACTACGCCATACTAGAGAGCTTCGAGAACACTATAGTAGAACGGGCGTCCGACATACCAATATTAATGGCTACTAGTGGTCAGGTAGATTCCAGTATACGTAATCGTCTGCAGCAAGCCGGCGTTATAGTGGGCTCTAACGTAGGTACTCATTATAATAAACACCTATTTGAGAATATAGACGAGAAGGGCACCGATGTACTTTATATGGGCACTCGACGCTTCAGTGCTCAGCACAATAGGGAGATCATGATACGGTTGACTAGCGAGGACGACCCCGCTGCCTTCGCGTATTATAAGGGCATGTTATTGTCTGATAATAAGTTCAACGTCTCCGATATAGAGATGACGCAGATGGGTTATACCAATAAGTCATTTATACGTGCTACTACTGGTACTACTATATCTCAGCTACCCAGCTTCCTGGGGGCCTCTCATTTTTATGAGGTGGCTATCAATAACGCAGCCCGTGCTCGAGTAAGCGGACACCTAGACTGGAGAGAATCACTAGAGTCTTATACCAATAGGCCGGGCATAGCCACACAGAACTACCTAGCGCGCGCTGCGCTAAGTGGGACCCCCAGTACTGTGCCAGACCAGGTCCGCGATTACGATAGAGCTCTATTATCGCCAGGCCTAGGCTCTCTCATTAATGAATACACTATCATGGCCGGCTTCGGCAGGCTATATAAGGATGAGGTGGGGGTTCTACCTAGTATAGCGGGGGCCTTCGGTGCAGTACTAGACAGAACACTGACATACTACGGCACGTTCTTTGACTACGACGAGACGCGCGATAGTATGGTACCGGTGGCTGGTGTATACGAGAATGCGCTTACATTTGCTAGTAGCTTTGTAATGACTACAGCGGCCAGTATGGGGCTATACTTCAGTGTAGGTATACCCCTAGGTTACATAACTGCAGAACTAAATAAGTCGATGGTCCAGGGCACTATCGACAGCGCTGTACAGAAGACAGCAGGAAAAAGATATCCTCAGCACTTACCTATACTAGACATTGCCCCCGTCGATAATTTCGAGTTAGCTAAATACATGCAAGAAGTTCAGGGGCTTAGCGGAGGCACCCTCGACAACTATTACACTAATCGTATAAATACACTGCCCGCTCTCAATAACCTATTTTATAGAGAGAGGGGGGCCACCTTCTTCGAGTATATAACTAAGCCCTTCATACTAGATGTCATGAATCCCTATGAGAGGGGGAGTGCAGAGGACATTAAGTTAAGGCGCTCTGCGGATGCTTTCCATGATTCACTACGGCGCCCTATTGGTCTAGAGACCACCTTTGAAGAGAGGTATAACCCAGTCTCGGGTGAGATGGAGCCATTCCTAGTGTCGCTCAGGGCCACTAACATAGGCTTTGAGAGACAACGAGAATTAGCAATACTAATTGACGAGGTAGGGGCTAGTTTACCTGCTGCACCCTGGCGCTGGGGATGGGGGGTGGGTAAGGAAGACAGCCGCTCCTTTGTGAGTATGGCAGAAGTATTCAGCTTTAGTGAAATGGCAGAATCCTTCCATAGAATCTTAGGTACTGGAAGCCAGAGCCTCAACTACATAGTCAGTAGTAGCGAGAATAACACTAGCGGTATGAAGGGCCTTCTCATGCGAGGAGGCGCTATGCTAGGAGGAGTAATGCGCTCTACTAAGGCGCGCCTCCAGGGCAATAACTTATTCATGGGTATAGGGCCCATAGCACCTACTAATCTAGCTGCAGAGTATAAGGAACTCATGAAGTTAGAGAGACAAATGTTAGTAGAGAACCTACTGACATGGGAGGTAGGCATTAACGGACAAGGTAGTCGTCAGATAGGTAATGTACAAACTCTGGAGCAGCGCCAGTTAGTTGCTAAGTTTGTAGATCAGTTGATAGTCTACAATCAGACCATACAGAGTAGTCCCCACTATCAGCAGGCAGTACAACGGGCAGCGGGGGCCACGGCAGCTCAAGAGGATCTATTCAGGTTAATATCAGGGCGTAATAGTCGCTTCCTGACCTCATCGTTCTTCCGCAATAAGGGTATTATAGGCGCCTCTGTATTGGCTCTTATGAATGTACAGACTGGCCTAGCTAATATACTAGATGCCAGTGGGCCTAGTTTCCTGCGTTCTATTAACCTACAGTTCGGTGCTGTCGACGTAGAAGAGGTGCGCTACAATAACCGCAATCTAGTACTCGAAGGCCCCGTCATGGGGGCTGCTTATACAGCACTAGCAGTAGCTGGGGGTTATGTAGGTAGTGAGGTATTCGGCAGTATGGCTATTAATCGATATAGTCTCAGCGATGAGTTGTATGCCAGTGGCAACAGTCGTCTAATATCCGCAGAGGCGGAGGGAGTACTGAAGCGAGGCACTCTAGTCAAGAAGGGTAATAGATTCATGACGTGGGGTCTAACTACAGCAGCGCTACTATGGGCCCCCCGCGTCATTACTGGTGTAGGTAACTTTATAATGAATACCTTCAACCATATAACAGGACAAGAGGGGCAGGTACTAGACGAGAACTACGCAACAGTAGGTAGTCTCCAGGCATGGAAACAATCAGTACTCAATAGGGTCAATACAGGCACGCTAGTTGGCAATAGAACTGAGAGGACTCTAGAGGCATGGTCTGCATTCGTAGCAGGACGTATTAGTGCCCACACACCAGTAGCAGCTATAAGTCGACGAGCCAAAACTATAGAGGTCTACGCGAGTCAGGCCCCCACGTCCTACATACAGTTCTTCATAGCGGAGTCACGGCGCCGTAGTTCTGAGATAGATAAGGGCGTATACAGCTATAGTATGGGGGTACAATCAGCACCTGTACTGGGTATCTCTATGAGCGTGTCAGCACCCCTGGCCTTTGACGCTAATAAGCCTTTCGCTGAGGCCTTCATATATAACCAGGAGAAGGATAACGTTATCAATTACATACAGAGCGCTGGTAATGTATCATTAGCAGTATCGTTAACGGCGGGTCTAGTTAGTCTGTCTGCTCTGTTACCAGAGTACGCACGCTCTAAGATACTACGCGATCCTACGATAGGTGCGGGTGCGAAGGATCTCAGTAATAAGATGACTAACTTAGCAGCACTAGTAGATGACTGGGGCGGCCGGGCTATGAATATACCCATAGCAGGTGCACGAACTGCGGCTGGTTCCTTCTGGCACTACTCAGGTAAGGTAATAGATACAATGGCGGGGTTCAGCTACGGGGCACTACAGGGATTCGATAAGCTAGATAGAAGACTAGCTAAGGTCATAGCTCTGAGTAACTTTATTGTACCGCCTGTACTAGGCGTACTATTTGGACTAACAGGCACGAGTCCTCTAACAAGTTCTCTACTTGTAGGTACCTCTCTGGCCTTCGCATATTCCTTCGCTATGAAGCACGATCCATGGCGTAGGAAGGTAGCGTTGCTACAATCTCGTGTAGCGAGAGTAACAGGTATAAATGATATTAGGATAAGCCGCGGTATGCATACGGGTCTACGCAGATGGCGGGCCTATCGCATGCCATTACTTCTCGGCACTATAGCGGCCCTATTCCAGACTAAGACTGGGTGGAACGTAAGTGAGGGCATGGACGACAATGTTATGACTCGACTAGCTACAGTAGGGCTCTATGCCGGCGTAAACGCTATGGCAGTAGTAGAACTAGGAGACCTTGGGCTAGACCCAGGCGCTACTATAGAGCGGTATCGTAGAATGAGGGCCAAGGTAGGTAATATGCACCCACTGAACCCACTAGGTATGTGGCGTAAGCTACGTCTAGCCTCTCTTGAGAGAGATATACGGTCTGACTTTAATACTGTAGAGACCTACCTATCAGACTACCGCAATAATCGACGGGGCTATCATAGCTTCGATTTACTAGATGAACACCTGAAGACAGTTCATGGCAGAGCATACCATAATGCTATGAATGAACACGGCCGGCGTCCATCTAACTTCCAGGTACGGGACATTATAGACGAGGCAGGTAGCTATAGACTAACAGATTACGGCGAGAACCTGCGCACCCTAGTAGATAGCCGAGACTACCTCAAGTATAGAAACGCCAGAATACTGGGGCCCGGCGGTAATAGACTATTGCGTTCTGCAGCGGCACTAGGCATCGTGAACCTAGCCGCTACTGCTCTTCTATTAGGTGTAGGTGCTGTATTATCTGGCTCAGGTAATCAGGAGGAAGCAACAGCGGGCTTCTATAACGCTATGGATGGCACGCCGCTGGAGTTCGTGTCTAATGCATTCCGCCTAGTCACACGACGAGATATAGCTGTGGCACCAGATCCCCTAGAGCCTATGGTTGTAATGGCAGATGGCGCCTATAAGCGTAAGCGCGGTGTGCGCTTAATCAACCCCATAGAGAGCAGCGTAGGGCGTATGAGTACTGCAATAGATAACCTACGCAGCAGCTTTGTGCTAAATGCCAGTAACCCATTCATGAGTGTCCTAGTATTCGGTACTAGTGTGCGAGAGGGAGAGCTAGGCTCGCGGCAGACCTTCTACATGCAGCTACAGTCTACTAACCAGGACATCAGTACGGCAGTATATTCTACAGCGCCAGCCTATATGTTCAAGATGGTCAAGGCAGGGGCCATGGGCCAGCTATACGCGCGCGACTACCGTAAGGCTAATATAACTGATGCCTCGATGAATAACCTATCAGAGGATCAGCGCAAGTTTATGGCCATCAGCGTAGTCAGTCTAACAGCACGATTAGACCCATTGACTGATAAGAACCGCCGGCGCGTAACTAGCCCATTCAATAGAGCCAGCCTGGCCCTCTATAGAGCGGATCCGTTGATGAACATAGCGTTGAGTAGTCGCCTGCAGGTAATACGCAACTTCGCATATCAGCGGCCTGAGTCACTAGTATCTGAGATGACTAATCTAGGTAATCCTGATGGTATAAATCCCCGGGATAGTAAAAAACCCAAGTCATATCTAGACACGCTAATTGCATCGCTGAGCAAGGGAGACATGCGACTGTTAGCAGAAACTGCATTCCCTGGTCTGGCATCCAGAGTGGCTAACCCCCTCAACTTCGTACAGTACGAGAACTTCATTAAGTACTCGTCGGAACGGCGTACAGGAGGTAGACGGGTAGATATATATGCTGCAGATGGAGACTGGCTGGAGATGGGCGCGCCTAGATCAATGAGGACAGAGGAGAACAATATCCTGGGTATGATGGGGTCCTTCTTAGTTAACTTCTGGGGTAAGATACCACTAATCAACACACCCATTATGACGAGTCTAGCTGGGGGTGTTGCAGCCACTATGATTGCAGGCGCGATAGGCGCGATGATGAGTTTATTCGGCGTACTAGAGGGAGGTAAGCAGGCACGAGCCATAGATAACGTTATGACTGAGCTACGTGTTCTATGGGCCGGTGAGAGGGCAGAACATTTTATTATAACGGCACCTCAGGCTAAGAGTCCCCTAGGAGAGAACCGTATGAAGTATGAGGTGAAGCGGGGCCGCTTCACTTATACGCTACACGCCAGTCCACCTGATGGCATGGGCGGAGAGGTAGGGAAGAGAATAGGTTATTTCCTCAACAGTTTCATGAGTATGACCGCAAATGACGAGATGGATACCCTAATGGCACGCGTATACGATGCCCCTATTATAAACGAGAGCACTGTACGCAATATAACTGATAGGGACGATCTAATACGTAAATTAGTAGATAGTCTAGATGACACTATAAGCCGCGGGCCCGATAGCTTCCTAACTAAGATACTAAACCTACTAGATAGCGATATATCAATTAATAACGGGCCCGCCCCCTTCTCACAGAAGGCCTACTCACTACTAGGATTAAGCGAGGAGACATTCAAGATACAGTATGGTGATGCTGACTCATTCCTAAGACGTCGTATACGCGAGGTTATCGAGGAGACGATAGAGCGCGAGGTTATACGTAAGATATCTCTTAACCCCGGCCCTGGCGATGCCTTCATGATATCATCGCGCTTCCGTGGTCTGACATCAGACGAACAGATACGCATCATAAGCGCTAGCGTACTAAATGAACTAGGCTTCCTATTCAAGGATATCAAGGAGAAGGCGCTGATAATGGCTGGGGCCACTACTGATATAGAAGTATTGCGTAGTCGCAATCAGAGAGTAGAGGACTGGGCCAATAAGCAAGGCGGCATTATAGATATAGAGCGGAAGAAGGGACCTCAATGGAAGCGCATATTCCACTGGGATAGCGGTAAGGCCCCCATAGCCGATCCTTCAGAGATAAGGGTCTACCCATTTTTTAAGGCGCGGCTCAGCGCACGGGGATCGCTTCAGGCATTAGGCGGCGGCATTATGACAGCCTGGGGTGGCATAGAGAGTCTAGATGTGGGTAGCGCATTCATAAGACTCGGCCGATCTCAACGGGATGAGTTATACACTGAGGCAGAGAAACAGCTACTTGAAGAACATGCTGGTATGACAGTGCGTAACTCCATAACTGGTATAGTCACAGGTCTAGTGGCTGCTAAAGCAATAGGAGCTATAGGCGCGGCAGTTATGGGCGCCCCTCTAATAGCAGCAATAGGGGTGGTAGCAATAGGTGTAGGTATAGCAACAGGACTATTTGCGTGGGGCTATAAACACCTAGAGGCAGTTACCAAGGGCGATGCCTGGCAGGACTTCAGTCAAGCTAGTGAGAGATTCTGGGCCGGCGTAGATAGAGCTATAGGCGACATAATAGGAGATAAGATACCCGGTGTTCTATCACTAGGTAATAATCAGGTAAAGGGCGTCATTACATCAGCTATAGGTATGGCACTAGGTGTAATGTCACTAGTCGGGGCGGCTGCAAGCTGGTTCAAAGGCGCGGGCTGGGGTCTAATAGCTAAATCAGGCCTGGGGGGCTTCCTAGGAGGGACGGCCATATCTGCTGTCCCAGGTGTACACGAGACACTGGCCCGTGGTAGTAGCGCCGCAGTAGAGGGCATGGGTAAGATAACAGGGCTGAATATGTTTGTCACGCCAACAGATTATCTACTAGCGCGTTATAAACAAGGGCCAGGCGGCATGACACTAGCTATGCCGGGGCGGGCCTTCCAATACAACGCGGATAGATGGGCCGAAGCTAGCAAGGACTCTGCTGGTAGTAGGACGGCAGCTATGCTGTTACCGACACCTGATGGAGGGGATAGTAACATACAACTACTAGACCCATTCACAGAGAGAGAGATAGCACGACGGGCCCGTCTCTTCAACGTAGAGATATTCGGGCAGACCAGCTGGGTCAAGTCAGCGCGGGCCAGTAGTGATTGGGGCTCCATAAAGGTATACGCTAGGCAGCAGATGCTAGGCCAGTATAAGAACAACATAGCGGCTATTCGCGCTACTGTATCAGACACTATGAATAAGCTAGCCCAGTCAGCTACTCCTTATAGTGCAGAGGTGGCCCGTCTAGCCATAGCCGTCAGTAAGACAGTAGGCGGGCCCGCACCCGCTACTCAGTCTCGAGCTATTATAAGCAATAATGGTAACTTCAATCCCGAGCTCAAGGAGATAGCAGAGGAGGCAGCACGACGGGGCCATATAGCACTAATATCTCAGGAGACCAGCGCCGAGCAAAATGGCAATACAGTAACAGTCACAACAAGACCCAGTGACGATAATAGTCTCTGGGTCAATAGGCTAGATGGTAAACTTGATAGAGGGGTAATGTTACGCATGGGCTAGGCCCTCGTGTCAGGAATCCCCAACATTATTAGCTTGACTCAATCTACCCTAATAAGTTAAGATGAGGAGGACATGGATGAATAAAGAGCCAGTATCCGCAGGGGTACTGGCTTTTTCCTAGCTTTGCATTATCGAGATTAGCCCTCTCAACAGCCCACCAGGAGATTTAAAACCTTATTAGTGGACTCAAGAAGCCAGGAGGTCAATCAATAAATCACTTACTCACAGTCATGTCCTAAGCTTCCTCTTTTACGACGTAGCTCTGGGCGAGATTAAGCTCTACGAGTTCGTTTCTCTCCGTACCGTAACAGAACTGGTAAAACTATACGGTGGAGATAATCAAGGCGGGAAGCGGTAGGTAGAACGTTTACTGAATTCAAGCTGGGCAGTGCGACAACACTCGACTAGCTTTTTGTACTGTTTTTACTATCATTCTATTGTTCCATCTGAGATACCTCCCGCCGTGATAGTTCGTTTTCAATGAGCTTACCTCTAATTTTCAGATGAAATGGACGTTGACTAGACCAGCTAATAGCACAATAGATAAAGCCTAGTCGTATGTCCTGATAGAAGGTATAACCGCATCTATCATAAGTAATGGTACCACCTAGGCCAAATATAAATATACCGATGAATACATTGAGGCTATTATAAAGAAAGTATTCATCTAGTATATGCGTGCTATATTGCGATGCCACTATGCGAGGGGCTCCAACGTATTGAGGAGTGTCTTGGCCATCTGTATACGCCGGTAGATACGACTCGCTATAGCTGGATTCTCCTTGTTCACCTCCTCTATTACAATTTGCTTGAATCGGTCTATGGCCTCGAATTGCTTGACAGTCTCCATCAGTGCACGCGCATCCTTCAGCAGTTGACGCTGTTCCTGCAACATAGTTACCCATATTTCCTCCTTGACTTTCCTAGCCTTAATAAATGGCTCATCATCGGCCGATTCGAGAGCTATAATACCTGCTTTAAGATCATTGAATATAGTCTGTAGCTGCGTCTGAGTATCAAATACAGAGCCATATGGATACTCTACTCTCTCCATTATAGGCGTGCTTCTATAAGCGGTTACCCATTCACCTACCTCGCGCGCTGTAAGATCAACACCGTGCATAGATAAGGCGCGAGATATATCATTCTCACTGGAGCCCTTCTCTACTAACTGCACGACAAATTCTGTCATCCCACAGGCATCAATAGGGTGGCGGAGAGCCACCTTATAGTTATCCAGTGGTTCAGATATTACAGGGTCATTGAATAATCTCTCTAGAGCTACTAACCGCTCCCAGAGGGGCTGCCACTCAATAGTTCCTATAAGCTGCTTACTATCAAGTAGACTACCAAAGTCATTCTTCCAGTCCCGCAGTTCCTGCAGTATATTAGTGTAGTCTGCCATCATCTACCACGCTATTCAAGTAATCAGCGGCTGTATAGACATTACCCTCGACGATCTCAGGGATCTCGATGCGCTTATCCTCTTCCTCCATCTGCATACGAATATCAATGGGGCCTAATACAGGCATGATATCAGGATTAATCAGATAATTAAGTAATTGGATAGCAAAAGCATCAAACTTACGCTTAATGGTACTACTATCTACATTAAGACCGCCTGCAATGTCATTGCGACTGCGCTGCGTAGCCCAGAGCCAGGCAGCATGCCTGTATATGTCCGGGCTAGTTCTCATAATTAAATACATGCACTTACGCACTGTCTCATATGAGAATGTTCGATTGTAGCAAGCAGACTCGAAATCAACCTGCTGATAGAACTTCTTACGCAGGTAATACTTTACTTCATCAAGCCAGGGGTTAGGTTTGGGCATACATATCCTCTATATACCCATTAATCTTATCGTACTAAATACCAGTATGTCAATTTAATAATCTATAGAGATCAAGTAGACTCTGATCCTCTGCGAGCTCAGGGTAGCAATCATGAAGATAGGGACAAGGCTTACCAAAGGAATCGAGACAGGGACTATAATTATCCTCAGGGTAATGGTGATGGTAGAAGCCCGCCGTGATTAATTTGTGCGTGCCAAAGAATGAGGTTAATACGCGATCCATGATGCTGCGGTCAATAGACGTTAGTGCCAAACTACCCTCCCTGACGTTATAGATACCCATAGCAT